CTTCCCGCGGGCAGCCAACCTCTTTAGGTCCGCCAGTACGGAGATGTCGTCGGGTTCTTCGGTAACGGCAGCGGGGACGGTTGCACCCGTGGATGGGGGAGTGCTTTCTGGTACGGCATGACCAGACCCCGCCCCCGCCGCCTGCGTCTTTTGCATTTCCTCACGCGATGGGCGCGGCGCACCAGCATCCGCCAGATGAGAGTTACTGATCGCGCGCCCGATCGCTGAGGTTTCGCAGTTTTCTAAATGGCTTGTCTTGTTCACGAATCCCTGACCGTGGACTTCGCGTGCCCATCCGACCGAGAAAGGGATGTCGTCCCCTACTTCTCGGTACAAAGCTGCCACGAAGATGACGACTCCTGCTTCTTCGTCGTGGAAAACCATGTCGGTTGATATGCGCCCGTTCGGGTGTGCCGCCCAAAATCTTGGGAGTCGTTCGGCAACTGTTTCGTAGTCATCCGGGTTGTACGATTGGCCGCTCATGCCGACACCGCCTCAAAGAGTTGCCGCTGACCGGCAGGCTCAGGCTCCCGCAGGCGGTACACCCACAAGCCGCCCGCAACCCACTCCTTGTCGATGACGTACCCGCCGAACCGGGTCTTTCTCAGATCACGGATTCGTGCTGACACTGACGCATCCGACCTGATCTTCGCCGCCGCTCCGATGGTTTGAAGCGTGTGCCACTGGCCGTCTGCCATTGCGTCGCGTACCCGTTCCCATTGCTTTCGCAACCGTTTACCATCACGGTTTGCGTCGAATGTCGTCCCGTCAAACCTCATACCCGATCCTCCGTCCGATCCAAGTTCGCATCACAGATGTCGCATTTGTTGTCGAACCGGTCAAGCAGGGACTCGCCAATGAAATGGCGGGTGCAGTTCCAACACTTGACATAAAACTTTGAGGTGCCCCGGTTGCCACTCACGACACCACCTCCGGATAGTCAGCCAACCAAGACTCCCGAACCAGCACCGGAGCCTCAGACAACGGCACCTGACCCGCAGGCATCTCAGCACAATAATCACGCACCCGGCAGTAACGACAGTTCCAAGGCTGGCCCTTCTTCGCCCCATACCTCACCGGGGCATCAACCAACCCGTACCCCGGGATGTTGCGGGCCGGGATCAGATTCCCCTTGGCCTGCTCCCAAATCGCCTGCATCCGATGAAGCTCGTCATACGCCAGTTGCTCCAACGTCTGCCCCGTATCCCCGAACAGGTCATCAAGGTAGAACGTCCACTCCATCGACTCACAAAGAGTGATCCTGTCCATGCGCGATCCCTCGCGGGCGAAGTAACCGATAAACACCCGACGGATGCCCAGCCCCAGCGCGTAAATCGCTGCCTGCACAACCTCTTTCTGCTCCGGGCCGTTCTCCCGCCCCAGTTTGAAACCAAACGCACCCTTGTATTTGAACTCAAACACAACTCGGCTTTGCCCCGACGGATGCCGCTTACAGCCCATCGTCCCTGCGCCATCGGCTGACCCCGACACCGTGAAACCAAGATGCGTCAACGTCACCGGCACCTCAGCCTCAAAATCTTCCAGCACATGCGCCAACCCCTGCTGCGCTATCTCATGCCCGGAGTTCCCTTGGTGCATCGCAAGGCCCGAAACCTCGTCGGGGAAATGGCAATCGGGCACCCCTGCCGCTGCCATCGCCAGTTGGCGGGCGCACCCGCCTGACCCCGACGCACGCATCCCGTGACCAAGTACCGTCGGTTTCGGCCCGTCCTGCTCCGCCTTCGATTGCAGGTACAGCCCGATAGCGCCTGCTATGAACCCGCTGCTTCCACCGTTGCCATCCATTGTGTGACCCCCATCGGTCGCTTGTCCTCAATCGGGGGTGACTTTAGAGGACGGGCCGCAGCTTGTCAAGGAAAAGTTTTCCCAGTTAGTCGGCCAAGGATGCCGACCCTGACCCCAACCGGGTCGCCGCCCAACCCTTCGCCACGGACAACGCCGCAGCAACAGCAGCAGTCAACGCCGCCTTAGCCGTACCCAAATCTGACACAACGAAAATTGCCGCAAAGCTTTGCACGAACGTCGCCGCCATACGCTCACAAATGTCTCTGGTCTTGTTCACTTGATTCTGCTTTCTATTTAGTTGAACCGTTGGCCGTAAAGAACTGCCCGCGGAATATCGCCTCGCCCCGAGAAATCGGAACAAGATCGACGTTGAAGTTTCGGTCGCCGCCTTCATACTCAACAACAGCTAACCCCTGCTGCCAATCCTCAGTCGCGTTGACCGGATGCCCATGCGGATCCGTGGACCCCTTTGCCGACGGGACCGCCCCGTCGATGCGGCACAGACACCCCGGTGATGCGGCAAGGCTACGCTTCGCCCCCTCAAACGTGCGACGAGTCTTGTGCTGCAACTCAATGCGGTGAATGTGTCCGTGGATCACCGAAGTACGTTCGTCATCCACAACGGCCCTCACAGTGGAGCCACGGCTTCGCGTCGTGTGGCCGTGGATGCACGCCAAGTTTTCGTTTACCCAATAAATGCCTGCCGGGTACCCACCGATGTATTCGACGCGTAGGTGATCTTCGTCTAGGCGTAGAAGAAACGGGACGGAGGCGACGGGCCAGTCATCGGGGGTTTCCGCCCGTTTCAGATGCAGAGCTGCGGCAGCGTTCATCGTGACTGCCTTCTGCAACCTGCGGTCATGGTTGCCTTCCAGCAAAACAATGTGGGCGTCGGGGGCGTTGGCTCTCTGTTCGCACAAGAACCGGTGGCCGCGGTCGATGGACGCCTGAGTGGTTTTAGCGAACGCTGGTTCCTGCTCAAACTTGCCGAACTCTGCGAAGTCAAGAAAGTCCCCAAGGTTGACGATCAGATCCGGGTTCAGGGCACGGACGATTTGGACGGCGACCGCCATCGCTTCGTCGTCGTGGAACGGGTCAAGAGAACCATCCTCAAACATGCGGTATCCGATCTGTGGATCGGGGAGGATCACGGCAGTCTTGAACCGGTTCTTGGTTGGCCGCGGTTTGGGTGCATGTTTGATAGTGACCGGTGCGGCCTGCTGCACGACGGGCCACTCCGGTCCCGTCGCCCACGCCGGGTTGATAACTACGGACACGCCGCCAAGGTCATGGATTTGTGCTTCGCCGTCGTCGTTCTTAGTGACCCCCTGCCATTCGGAAATCCGGATCTTTTCGACCGACCCGATTTCCCCAAGGTCGATTCCAGACCGTTCAAGCAGGTCAGAAATCTTGCCGAGGCGGGACCGTGCCCTGTTACCAGACGCGGACGTTTCCGCGAACTCGTCTAGGCCAGTCACGGGCGATTCCGTTGGACAATCAGCGGTTTGACCTTCGCAGGGGTGGCGTTCTCGTAGCCGAGAGATTCCAGCCATGCAATCACCACCGACGGTGGAGTCTCAGACCCCACGATCTGCGTGACCAGCTCGTCAGGCAACTGGTCAACCCAGCGGCGATGCGTCCTCCCCGCCGCGTGGGTCTGTGCAAACTCTGTCAGGGTCAGGGAACCGTCACTAGCCTGCATGTCAATGTTCCTTCCCACCACGATGAATCGTCGGCATAGCGAATAGGACTCATTTCAATATCTTCAACGGTTACCGATTCGGAGCGTTCGCCTTCCTCATACGTCACCTTTTTGGCAGACGTAAGAAGCGACCGCAACGCTAGGAACTCTTCCTTCGCGTCGTAAGCAACCGGGGCACCGGCCCCGCCCGCCGTTTGGACGCTGCCCTGCAACACAATCGGGACAATGATTTCTTCGATGCGTTGCGGCTGAGGGCGGGCAAACATTGACCAGCGTTCCAACGTGGGGCCGGTCGTCGTCGTTGTCCCGTCACGGGTCAGCGTTACCTTCACGGCAAGCACTTCGGACGACTGGTCGTTGGTCGCTGGCGCATACGCCTGTTCGGCGGCTTCGGCTGGAAGCGTCATCACGGTCGCAGACGACGAATCGTCAGTCAGTGTGATCTGCGTCGTCCCGGGGATGCCCTCCGCGGTGCCTTGATAGTTCAGGTCGGCATGTCTGTAGTCGGTCGATGAGGCCCGGTAGTCAATATCGCCAGCGCTC